TTTACCACCACTAGCAGCCATCATCTGCATAGGAGAAGGCGGAGCCATGTCGCCCATATCACCTGATTGGAAAGCATTTGGTGTATCAAATGACTGAGCCATGGCTCCTAAACCAGATGGACTTTCTGCATATTCTGCTACTAACTCTTCAGAAATAGTTGTTTCTGGTTTAGGCTGTTGTGCAGCATACATTTTTTCCATTTGTGTTCTTCTTTTTATTTCAGATAATACTAAATAAGAGGGATAAGTAGAGTTAGGGTCTTGCGACATTTGTATTAACTGTTCTTTTGGAAAATCCTCTAATTCATTTGCTAGTTCTACTAAATTTGACATTAACTCATTCCTTTATATAAACCCAGTCCTTGTAATCCCATACCTAAAGCTGATTGGAATAATCCTGGTTGTTGTTGAAAAGTACTAATTTGTTGTTGTGGTTGAACAGGCACACCTCTTAATAATCCACCTAAGAAACCTAACTGTTGTTGAGTAAATCCTTGTTGTCTTAAAAAATCTTGATAACCCATATCCATAGATGCTTGTTGCATTGCTCTTTGTTGTGCTCCTATGCCTGTTAATGCACCTATTCTTTGTCTTACATCATCTTGTATATCGCCACTAACATCTCTTAAAGCATCTACAGATGCCAAGCCAAATCTTTGAGACATATCAAAAGCTGATTGCCCAAATCTTTCTTGTGCTTGTCTAGCAGCTTCTTGTGCTTTAAATCTTTCAATATCTTGTCTGCCTTGTTCTTGAAATGATTTTTCAGTCATAGCAAATGCACTTTGCATATATTTTTCTTGTGCTTGTCTTGCTGCTTCATTTTGTTGTGCTGCTGTTAATCCTAACTTAGCTGCTGCTTGTCTTGCAGATTCACCTACTTGATATCTTTGTGTATCTAATTGTGTTTCTCTTTGTCTAGCTTGTTCTTCAGCCATATACTGTTGTAAATTAAATTGTTGTCCTGTTAATTGTGCTTGTCTTTCTGCTGCAAGTTGTGCTTGTGCTGACTGAAAAGCACCTAGACTACCTTTTGCTTGAATATCATCAAGTTGTTGACTTAAATTACGCTCTCTTTCTGCTTGTAAAATAGCTTCACGATAACCACCAAGACCACCAGACCTAACTGCAGCATCAGCAGTTTTATCACCCATCATTTCTGATTGTCTTATAGCTTCTCTTTTTTGTATGTCAGTTACAGATTGTTGAAATGGATTCATAAATCTATTTATATTAGATTCATAATCTAATACATTAAATCTTGGTCCAAAATCTCTTGATAAATAACCTTGACCTATATCTCCTGCTTGATAACCAGAGCCTACTAAACCAGCTTGATAACCAGAACCATATCCTTGTGCATCATAAGGATTACCTAAAAAATCTGCTTGATAACTAGAATCATATGGTCCACCTAACATCATAGCTCTTTGTGAAGCTATTTGTAATTCTGGTGGAGTTCCTGCTTGTGCATAACCTCTAGTCATTGCTTGTGATGTTAATTCATCAGGAGAAAAGTAAGCTATTCTTTCACCTTGATAAGGTGTGTAAGGTTGATTAGATTCTGCTTCTCCTCTTTTTAGAAGTCTTTCAAAATACGGCTGAACATATTCTGGTAAATCTGTTTGAGTTACTCTTGTTTCTGTTGGTGCTGGTGAGCTTTTACTTCTTCCACCCATTATTCATTCTCCTTAAATTCATATTCAAAAAAAATTGCTGTTTTTTCCCATCCTTTTCTATCTTTAATCCAATTCCAAAAACCTGCTCTACCAATTCCTTCTATGCCAACACATTCATTACTTTTAGCCCATTTATTTATAACTTCAAGACCTCTATCAATCCATTCATTCATTTTTTTACCGCCAATATGGTCTATGTTTAACATTCTTTTACCAGTTGGATATTCAATTATTTTAGTAATAGCACATCCAGATATATCTAATGTTTCTTTATCAAATATAATCCATAAAGAAGCTTGTTTATTTAAGCAATCATAAAATATATCTTTAGGTAAAGCTCTACCATTAGAACGATTACAAGATTTTTGCAAATGTTTTTCACATTGTTCCCAAACTAAAGTTAATTTATCTTCTGGTACAAGTGATATTTCAAAATCATGTTTTACTTCTGATTCTATTTTTTCAGCTACTTGATTCATGCTGGTAATACCTCTTCTGGATTAAGTGGTGGAGCTTGTGTTTTACCACCAGTTTTAGCCATTCTAATTCTATCTAACATACCATCTAATTGTTTAGAACCTGCATCAGAGCTACCATCACCTAACATAGATACAACATCTGCAGGAATAATATATTCATCTTGTGATACAGCAGCTATAGGTTTATTACCTATATTCATAGGTAAATCATCAGCCATGCCACTTCTTCCTGTGCCTTGTATTAATCCTTCAGTTTGTACATTTGGATTACCTGAAGCTTGTGTTAGTATCATATTTCTTAATATCATAAATTGTTCTTGTCCATACTTTATAATAAACTCATTTACAATATTACTATCGTCTGTTTCACCAAGAATAAACTGTATAACTTCTTGTACTATAGGGTCTTGCATCATCATATCTGTTGATTGACCAGTAGGCATATTTATATCTTGACCTTCTTGATAACCCATTTTTTCTATAGCTTCTCTACCTTTTTCTGTTTTAGCTAAAGCTTTTAATCCTTCATTAGGTAATTCTTTATTAGTATCTTCACCTTCTGCAAATAACATACTTCTACCAAACATATCATTTCTGCCACCACCTGGTCCACCAATAGACATAGGTTTTTGCATAGGTGTATTAGCTGGTGCTGCTGGAGTTGGAAGAGTTGGAGGAGTTACAGGAGGAGGAGTTACAGGAGGTGTAAATGTAACTGGATTTTCATTAATCATTAACCCTCTATCTATAGACATTTCATCACGCATAGCATCTCTATCCTCTAAACCTCCAATCATAGGAGGAGTTATTGGAGTATTTATTTTACTAAAATTAGGTATTTTTACATCTGCTCCACCTTCAATAGGTACTGTTATTGTAGGAGGTGGTGTATTTGTAGGTCTTATAGCTCTTTCTATAGGTCTAGGTCCTTTATTTACAGGTCCTGTAGTAACAAATTCATCTGGCGAACTTGTAGGTATTATATTTCTAGTTCTACCTTTACGACCAATACCATCATCAGGTATATCTATCGGTGGGTCTATAGGAGGTGTTTGACCACCACCAGTTCCTCCTCCATCATCAGGAGGTATATCTACTGGTGGAACATATGGTACATATGGTTGATAAGGTAAAGGTTGTTGAGTAAATCTTGCATAAGGATTTAAAGTTTGTTGCATTTGTGGTACACCATAAAATCCTTGATAGCTAGGTGATTGCATAAATGGATTACCATATCCTGCAAACATTGGAGGTCGTCTAAATCTAAAATCTCTTCTAGGTGGCATAGGTCTTATATTTCTAAAACCTCTAGTTGGTTGATTAAAATTTATTGGTGAAGTGCTTAATGGATTAAAGCCTAATGTTGTAGCACTTGGATTTGTATTTTCAAAATAAGAATATTCAGGCATAAAACCTGGCATAAAACCTCTACCTATTGGTCTTGCTGTTCTACGAGCAGGTAATCTATATTGACCTGTTAAATTAGGATTCATAGCTTGATTAATTACATTTTGTTGAGCATCTTGAAAACGATTAACAAAACTGCCTCTTTGAAATCCTATTTTACCACCACTAGCTACTGGTATTTGTTCAGGATACATTTCATACATTCTTTTTTTACGCTCTTCTTCATCTAATTGCATTTGAGCCATTTGTCTTTCAAATTCTTCTTGTGATTGCATTACAGCTCCAGTACCTGCTGCTGTTGATGCTAACATACCAGTAGGAGTCATTGCTGCACTTCCTAATGATTTTATACCTGCATCAAGACCTCTGTTACCAAACATAGTTTTTAATGATTCACCAGGAGTAAATCCTCTAAATCCAGCTTCTGTAGTTAATTTTGCTCCTTCTTGTGCAGCACTTATTGCAGCATCTCTTGCTGCTGTTTGTGTTGCTATATCTGCTCCAGTAGTTGCTGCTTGTGTTGCTGCATCTGCACCTACTGCAGCTTCTGCACCACCACTTAAAGCTTTTGAACCTAAACCTGCTGTAAGACCTGATATTAATGCTTTACTACCAGAACCACCTGTTTGTGCATATGTAGCTAAACCTGCTCCTATACCTGCCATAGCTGCTGCTGATAATCCTGTTCCAGCTAAAATTGTTGGTGCTATTAAACTACCTAACATAGGTGCTAAGAAAGGTAAAAAAGCTTCTGGTTGTCCTGTTTCTGGATTTATAGTTATAGGCATAGCAGATGCTAATCCTTTAACTTCTTCAGGATTTACATGAAGTAACATAGAATCGCCAAAACGACCTTGTGCTGCTACATTCTTAGTTTGTTGTTTTATATCCATATTTATCTATCTTCCTCTTTGGTTTCGCAACCAAACATATTAAAACTCATATCTACTGCACTTGTATAAACTTTTACGACATCTGTCTGATTTAATGTTATACCTAAAACTATAGCAAAAGAATCATTCGCTGCTACAGATTTATCATAAAAAAGAAACTGTTTATCATCTGCACTAGCACCTGCTACATGAACACTTAATCTAAATGTTATTGCAGAACCTGTCCTATTTGCTGCAACTATAGAACTAACTGTTGTTTGTGTCATATCAGGACAAGTATAAAGTGTAGTTGTTGTTGTTGCTGCAGGGTCAACTTGACCTAATACTTTTAAATTATCAGCCATGTTTCATTCCCATTAATAAAAATTGATGTCTTTTTAATCCTTTACTTACTACAACATTTTGTAATTTTTGTACTTTATCTAATTGTATAGCTAAATCTTGTATTGCTTGTTCTAGTATTCTTCTTGTAACTGCTTCATCTGCGGAACTATATTCTTGTTGTGCTAAAGGTAATACTATTGATTTAGGATTTGCCATTATCTTTTACCATCTGGTCTTATATCTAATCTTAAATCACCAAGTCTCCAACCATAATCATTTGATGAATTAGATACTCTTATTGCACATTGCCTACTTCTAGCTCTTGTATTAGTAAATGTAGAAGCTGGTGTAACTGATACAGTAGATAAAGTAGATAAATCTTCTAATGGATAATTTCTACCTTTTATAGTTATAGTTACATCATCAGATGTAGATTGTTGGTCTCTAAATTCTACATCAGGTATTATTCTATTTACTGCTATAAATTTTTCACCATCAGGGTCTAAATCAAAATCACTTGATTCTATAAATGCAGTAAAATTACTACCATCGTCTCCATGACCTATTTCATGTGCAAAAAGAAAATTATTATTATCTGTACTACTATTTTTACTAGCAGCTATAGGATTATTTAATATTAATGCTTCATTCCAAGCTGTTCTAACAAAATTATCTGATGTTGTTCCTATAGACCATACTTGTTCTAAATAATTATATAAAACATATCTATCTACTTCTGTGCTATTTTTAGAAGGATAAAACCATAAAATTTCATTAGCAATATCATTTACAGCACCAAATATTTTATATTCTTGTTGTTTGTTTAAATCATTAAAAACATAATCTAATACAGTACATGGTAATCTTTGAGCACTACCTGAATAACTATAAAATCCACCACTATCCATAAAATAAACTTGATTATTAGCATTTACTGCTGCATTAGGTCCTATTAAAGATGGACCATTTGCAACTTCAGTAAATGAAAAAACAAATGGTGCACCTACAAATCTCATAGAAACTATACCTGCATCTGTCCAAATAAGTATTTCTTGTCTTGTTTGTAAAGCTCCTATAATTGTAGAACCCATGGATAGTTGAACTCCACCTGCTTGATTTGTTGCAGTTGGTGTCCAATCTGTAATACTTTCTACATCAGAAAATCTAACTAATAGTGGGTCAATATCAGAAGAACCTATCGGGTTACAACCAAAAGCTATTGCGTGTTTATCTATATCAGAAATCATTATTTGTAATACTTTTGTAGGAACATCACTAGCACCAGCTAAACTAGTAGCATTTACTGCTCTTGTTGTTAAACCAGAAGATTCATCCCAATAAAATATACCACCAGCTCTTGCATTTAATACTGTATCATCACCAAAATTATCTATTGACCACAATCTTAATTGATTAGTAAAAGATAAATCAGTAGTAGCACCCCAAGTTCCTTCACCCCATGTACCTGAACCCCAACCAGTAGATTTAACATAAACATCTAATCCTGAATTTAACTGATAAACACCATCTGTTGCAGAGCCACCATTACCAGAATCGCTTGAATTTGCATTTACAGTTGTACCTGAAGTATCTTTTGCACTTATTTCATAAGTATTAGCTCCAGTTACTAAACTAATTTGATATTCTTGATTTAAAACATCTGCAGTTATATTACCACCTAAACTTACTGCACTAGAAAAAGTAACAAAATCACCATTTACAGCACCATGACTACTATCTGTTACAGTTATTATAGGTGTATCATCTTCTTTTTTTGCAAATGTAATAGAATTAGTGCTTGTTTTTCGAATAGGTGTTACATCATAATAAACATTACCTTGTAATACATAAAATTTTTGATGAGTGCCTAAAGTTATATAATCAGTACCATCAGTTGCTTTATATGGATAAATTTTTCTACAAGTACCTATAAAACTACTTAAACTTTGTTTTTGCCAACCACCGATTCTTTCAGGTCTGCCTTTACGAAATCTAACTTTATCTGCATCAAACCAGCCACCTTCATTACTATAATTAGTACCTTCTCTATTTATACCTGGTCTAAATACATATTTGGCTAATGGCATAATTAAACCTCATGCCATTCTTTGCCTTCAAATAGCAAAGCTTCTGCTTCTCTTCTTCTAACAAGACCTTGTAAAACTTCACCACCAGCTTTATTCCATCTTTTAATTTGATTTGGTATATCATCCCAATCTTTATTATTTAATTTTTGTAAAAGTGTGCTACTAGAAAGATTTGATGGACCTAAATTAAATACCCATGATACTAAAGCATCAAATTCATTTTGTTTTAAATCAGATTTAACCATGTCATTTATATAACCTTCATATTCTTTCATTTCATGTAAAAGTAATTTATCAGCTTCTTCTTGTGTAATAGTATCTCCTTCTTTAACATTTTTAGTTGAGCCATACCCTATTGTTAAAACATTAGCTGCACAACGATAAGCTTTAAGTTCACAACCTTCAAACTTTTTAATTAAGGACAATCCTTCTTGTGATATTTTCATATTACTCTCCTT